GGACACCTTAACGGGGAGCGTATCGCGATGCAGTACAATCAGCCCTATGGCGTAAGCGATCCGAACGCCGCATACGTCAACGGCAACCCATCGACCGGAACGATGGGATCGATCCCGCCAGCGGCGTCGATCGAGTATCCGCAGCGCGAAATCGTCGCGGTGATTGCGGCGGCCAATCTGGCCGCGCCGTCCAACAGCGACACATCGCAGATGGCGAAAGCTATCCAGAGCATGCTGCTGATTTCCGACGACGACGTGGGCACGGTGAACCAGCTTCAGGTGACGATGTCACCCGCGCCGACCGGCTACTTCAAATATATGACGGTGGTCTGCAAGATCGCCAACACCAATTCCGGTGCCTCGACGCTCAACGTCAACGCACTCGGGTCGAAGCCCATCGTCCATATCGACGGATCGCAGCTTACGTCGAACGAATTGCATGTCGGAGCTATCGTCTGCTTCATCTACGACGGCAACAATTTTCAGCTCGTGTGGTCGTCGTCGGTGGGCGGCGGGTCCGGTTCTGGTGGGCCGATTTACCTGCTTGCGCCGAAGACGCTGTACGTCAACTGGAACACAGGCGACGATACCAATTTCGACGGTTCGACTGCCGCATCTGTAGCTGGCACCAACCACGGCCCCTTCAAGACCATTCAGCGCGCCTGCAACGAAATCAACAAGTTCAACCTCAACAACTTCAACGTCACCGTCAACATCGCTGACAGTTTGAGTTATCCAAACTTCGTCATGGCAAAACCCGGTGGCAGCGGCAGCGTTGCATATAATGGAAATCCTGCAACTCCAACGAATGTTAAAGTCACTGGTGTCGATCACACCGCTATCATTGGAAGCAATTGCAGCGCCTCGCTCAATGGTTTCTTTGTCACGTCAAGCGGCAACTGGCAGACTTTTCAGGATGATATCTCTGGGATTGCGATTGCTGGTGGTGGTTCTAGCGTCTCAATTCAGAATATCTGGTATGGCCCAGTTCAGGGCGGCATGTTGGATATTTCGCGAGCTGCTGATGTCTACTTGACAGGCGCTCACAATATTGCCGGTGGCGCTCCCGGCAACGCCACTTCTCCCGGCGCGTTCCTCAAATGCTTCTTCAGCGCGACTGTTGAAACCAACGGCTCGACTCTGCCAACAATGGTCGTCGAAAATAATTACTCATTACAATATTTCATCTGGGCATCAAATCTCGGTGTCACTTTCGTGTTGTTCGCGGGCATTTCAAATCCCGGTTCTTTTAGCGGGACCAAGTATCTGGCAACGACCAATGCCGTCATCAACAGTGGTGGCAGCGGCATCAATTATTATCCCGGCTCGTCCGCTGGCAGCACAGGAAGTGGAGGACAATATGTCTGATACCTTAACGCCGCGCGCTTCCGTTCGCCCAACAGGCAATCGCATCTACGATCCTCATGTATGGTACTGGCTGGCAGATGATGGGCGCATCTTCGCGGGGGCGACCGAAAGCATCGTCGCCGCCGATGACCCTGCCTATGTCGCGTGGAGCGCCGCAGGGGTCGCAAGCCAGTGGCCGCGCGATACGACAGGCGCGCAAACCGATGCAGCGTTGCAGGACGTGATCGGACCCTACGGCATGTTCGCCAACCTGAACTATTACACTGCTTCGAAGCGGTGGCAGAAAGAACAGGCTGGCATCACGCTGGCGTCGGGCATGCCGATCAAGACCGACGACCGTGCGCAGGCCAAGATTACCGGGGTCTACAGCGCGCAGCAGGAGCAGCCTGCGGTGGTGACGCCATGGCACGCAGCAGACGGCACCATCTGGCAACTTGATGCTGGGCAAATCCAGCAGATGAATTTTGAGTTGCTGACGCACATCAACAACTGCTTCTCGATTTCGGCAGACGCACTGGCCGGTATCGCTGACGGCACCATCACCACGCGCGACCAGATCGATGTCATCTTCGACGCGCCGATCACACAGTCGCGCAAGGACTGGCTGAGAGGGTGAGCTGATGACCACCGTCAACATCACCGTCGATAACGACGCCGACTTCTATCGCGTGTTCTCATATCAGACGATCAGCGGCGTGCCCATCGACATCACCGGAGCGAATATGTGGATGATGCTGCGCCGTCACGCGAAGGACGAGGCAGCGGTGATGCGGCTCGGCACCGACACCGGCGAGATTGTGCTGGTCGATCCCGTCAACGGTCTGTTCTCGGTGCGGATCATGCAGTCCAAGCTGGTGAGGCTGGGGCTTGGCGACTTCGACCAGTCAATGATTGCCAGCATCGCCGAGTTCAAGCGCAACATCTGGAGCGGCACCTTCACCAACAATCCGGGGCCATCACGATGACGACAAAGGTCGAGGTCATCAGCGGCACCAACACCGCTTTTGCTGATGGGCAAACGCCGATCGTGGTGCTGGCGGATCAGGATGTCGAGACAATCTCAGTCGGCGAGGTTGGCCCTCCGGGTCCACCGGGGCCGCAAGGTCCGATGGGTGGCGCAGGTCCGCAAGGCATCCCCGGCACCCAAGGACCTGTCGGGCCACAAGGGCCGCAGGGCGCGGCCTCGACGGTGCCGGGACCGCAGGGACCGAAGGGTGACCAAGGCATCCAAGGACCCGTTGGTCCGACAGGCCCGGTGCCGGAAGCACCGACCGATGGACAAATCTACGGTCGCAAGAGTTCAGCGTGGACGCCCGTCACTCCCGGCGTGCCATCTGGCACGGTGATGCTGTTCTATCAGGCGGCGGCACCGACCGGCTGGACGCAGATCACGACCCACAACGACAAGGCGCTGCGCGTGGTGTCGGGCGCAGGCGGCGGCTCGGGCGGCAGCAATCCGTTCTCGACCGTGATGGCGCAGACCGTGGTCGGCAATCACACGCAGACGCTGTCCGAGACGGCGGCTGGTATTACGGCGGGCGGCTTGAACGGCATATCGGTTTTGCCGATAGGTGGCGCTACTATGATCGAAGGTTTTCGCGGAGGGGCTTACACGGCATCGACGCAGATACAGCCCGGCTCAGGTAGCTATGTTTTTGCTGAAGGGCTGGGTGCTGCGCCAATTGGCATGGCAAGCCTGTCGTCCAACAATACCATTAGCGTCACATCGAACAACACGGGCGGCGGCGCGCACAATCATCCGATCACGATGGCGATGCAGTACGTCGATGTCATCATCGCGAGCAAAAACTGATGAAGATACCTCACGCAGACGAAGGCGGCATCTGCCCTCTGCACAAGAAGGACATGAGCCTTGTCTGTCACAAGTGTCCGTGGTGGACGATGGTGCGCGGCAAGAACCCGCAGAGCGAGGAGATGATCGATGACTGGCGCTGCGCGATTGCGCTGCTGCCGATGCTGCTGGTCGAGAACGCGCAAGTGACGCGCGGCACCACGGCGGCGATGGAGACGTTTCGCAACGGAATGGTCAAAGGCGTGGTCGATGCCGTCAACATGGTCGCACAGAACACAAGGCTGTTGGATCATGGCAACACATAGGTGGGCGATCATCTGCTCCGGCCCGATCTACGCGCATCCGTGGGATTGGATCAATCGGACTTTTCTTGAGAGCTACGATCCCGATTATAACAAGGGCGAGGGTCGCGCGTGGTTCACGCCTGACGTGACGAAAGCGGCGCTGTTCGACAGCATTGAGAAGGCGATGGCTTACGTCAACCGCGTGCCGGTCAACCATCCGATGACCGAAAGCGGCGTGCCGAATTATCCAATCCGGTGCTTCAACGTCGAATACCAGACGGTGCCGATTGAGCGTTACGGCACCGCTCAAACTTGGGAACGCCCCAAATGGACACTGAAGGGATACCTCGATGCGAGTAACAATCGTCGTTGACGACAACATCGTGCTGGTCGATGGCGCACCGCAGACGGTGGATTGCTCGCCACTGATCGCGGACGGCATCCATGCCGTGCAATGGTACGATAGCGTCGGCGAAGTCGAATATCGCACCGATCCTACGACCGGCGACCGCGCGCCGAACGAACGCATCACAGACTTCTCGCCCTATCAGCCCTATGTCGATCTGTGGCAGGCCGAGACCGCGAAAGCGAATATCCACCCGGCGCTCAACAGCATTCAGCCAAAAACCACTGCCAGCATTCTCGGAGTTTAAGCCATGTCAGCACTCGATCTTATCGCGACTGCGTCAGATGCCACCTTTGCCGGTCGCGTGATGATGATCAGTTTCAAGGTGGCGCAGAACGTCGCCAGCGAAGACCCTGCCACCCCGAACGACAAGCAGCGCAAGGACTACGCGGGCATGGTGATCCGGGGCGAAGAGAAGCCGCAGATCGTCGCCGCGCATGTCATCTCATCGAACCCGTCGATTACCGCGACCATCGAAAGCGCCCCCAGCCTGCTTGGCTCCAACGTGCCGGACGGCGACATCGAGTTCGCGCTGGCCTCGATCTGGGACGCGCGCTCGCTGGCGTTCGCGGAGGCGTAACCATGATCGTGTCCGTTCTCGTCGTGCTGCATCTGGTCGTGCTGCATACCGTCGATGGGCGTGAGGTCAGCATCAACCCCTCGCACGTCACGAGCCTGCAAGCGGGCAAGGAAGGCACGCAGAACAAATTGTTTACCGACGACGCGCGCTGCTTGATCGGCCTGACCGATGGCAAGTTCGTCACCGTCGCGGAGCATTGTGCCGTTGTGCGGCAACTACTTGAGGAGTACGCCAAATGAGCTACGATCGCATCGTCATCTCTTCCGGCCACGGCAGGTATGTGCGCGGTGCCAGCGGCATCCTCGATGAGGTGGACGAAGCCCGTCGCGTGGTCGAGCGCGTGGCCGACAAGCTGGAGCAGCGCGACATCGACGTGGAGGTGTTTCACGACAACACCAGCACGACGCAAAGCGAAAACCTCAACACCATCGTCGCCTATCACAACGCGCAGGACCGCGACCTCGATGTCTCCGTGCACTTCAACGCCTATGTCGAGACCGGCAAGCCGATGGGCGTCGAGGTGCTGTACGTGACGCAGGCGGCGCTCGCCGGTCAGGTCTCGGCTGCCATCGCCGACGCAGGCGACTTCATCAATCGCGGACCCAAGAAGCGCACCGATCTGGCGTTTTTGAACGGCACCGAACAGCCCTCGATCCTGATCGAAGTCTGCTTCGTTGACAGCGAGTGCGATGCCGGTTTGTACGAGCAGCACTTCGACGCGATCTGCGAGGCCATCGCTGGCGCGCTTGGCGGCGAGGCTGGCGCAATCGAGCTACCGCCGCCTGTCGCGGCGAACAGCATCACCGGCACGGTCTCGCAATTCGGCGGGCCTGACGACACAGGAGTATCTGCGGATGAGGGACTGGCATTCATCTATGAGGTCGATCAGGCACCGCATCTATTCCTGCCTTACCAGCCCGCCGGAACAACCGGGCTGGCTCGGCGACTTAATCCTCACATCCATTATGTCGCGTGTCGATGGGACTACAACGAGACGCCGAAGGCGATGCTGCTTGGCGATGTGGCGCTGGTGCGCGCGCTCGCGACCGGCATCGAGATGAAGGCATTCCCCGCCGACTGGGGACCGCATGAAAACACGGGCCGGGTCGCCGACATCAGTCCCGGCCTGATGGATGATCTCGGCATTCAGACCGACGACGTGGTCGAGGTTATTTTCCCCTACAGGGAGGACGTAGCATGAGCATCCTGATCAGCTTTCTCTATTTGCTGCTCTACATCGCCATCATCATCTTTGTCGCGTTCTGCATCGTGTGGCTGATCCGTGGCTTCCTTGGCTGGCCGATTGATCCGATGGTCTACAAGTGGGGCCAGATCATCGTCGGGCTCTTGTGCATCATCGCTGTCGTGGTGTGGCTGTCTGGCGTGCTGGGCTTCGGAGGTGGCCTGCCTCACGTATCGTTTCGATAGGCAGTCGCAGGTCGATGACCTGCCGCCGGTCCCACCGCCGCCACCTTCGATCTGCAAGGGATGCTGATGAAGATCACCTTGCCAAAGCTGGAGCCGCACTTCCTCAAGCCGGTGTCGCGGCTCCGCTACAAGTACACCGACGACATCGGTGCCGCCGAAGGCATGATCTTTCTGTGCCCGGCGTGCTTCTGGTCCAACAACGGCGACAAGAAGCGAACGCACGCGACGACGATCTGGCTGTTGCCGCGTCCGCGATGCTGGGGCTTTGAAGGCAACGGTTATGATGATCTTTCGCTGAAGGCCGGGCGCACGCCGGTCCACATGATCGGCGGCTGTCGCGCGCACTACTCGATCCAGCGCGGCAAGGTGGACTTCTGCTAACCGCGCGACCGCTCAAGTTTGTGGATCACCGTCACCTCCCAGCCACTCGTTGCGCAGAAGTCCCGCACGCGGTCGCGGGTCCATCGCTGCCGTTTCATGTAGCCGACGATCGGTGCGGCCTCGACCACGACATCGTCCCAGAGAACGATCCCGGCGGTGAACGCCTTCGGCTTCGGCGCTCTGATCTGGGCAAGTATTTCGATCATCGATCGGGCTTCTTCGTCGCGAGCGAAAGAGCGGCGTTCAAGGCACGCTCGCTCGCCCGGTCGAGGTCAGCCATGAGTTTGGCGAGGTCCGGTGGTGTGGGAGACTCCGGCAGCGCATTGGCCTCTCGGTGAATCTCTAAAGCCCTTCTGCGGCGCTTGTAGCGATCCCGCTGGGCGGCGCTGTAGACCGGCGACCGGCACGTCGGGCAGATCGTGAACCGCCGCTGGCCCGCCTTCTGGAGCCAGTAGGCATGGCATTTGGGGCATATCCGCTTGGCAAACGGCATGGTCAGATGATTGGGTTAAATCGCTGAACAGGCGAAATATTTGCGCGATTTTCAGGACGGCTTTACCCGCGAATAGGTGACGATGGATCGCGACCCGGTCGCGGTGTGATCCCATGTCACCTCCGGCAGGATCAGCCCAAGCCATGTCACGTCTTGCCGCAGCAGTTCGATGGGCAGCCGGGCGCTGGCCGTCTCGCCGCGCTCATTCGAGCCGATCACCAAGCAGCGCCCGGCTATCGGGTCTTTGCCGGTCGGCAGCAGGAAGGCATGCACCGGCTTGCCGCCGCTCAGCCCGACATCATCGACCCAGCCAAAGTCGCGACCGCCGTCCGCGTGGATCGCGAGACCGAAGCTGTCGATGCCGGGTGCCTCGATCAGCTTGTGGATGCTATCGAGCGAACAGTCGCTTTCAATCTCGCTGATGTGGCGCTCTGTGGGATCGATCAGGATCACGCGATAGGTCTTCGTCATCGATCACCATCCTTGCTTCGCCACCCAGTGCCGCTACCGTCTCGTCAAATGTGTGCGTCTTCACCGACTTCATGCCGCTGACGATCTCGTGCCACTCGCCGCCCGCATCGAACGGCGGTGCGAAGATCACGATGGCATCCTTGGCGTTGTAGCGGACGATAGTGGCGATGCCGTCCTGTGCGCGACGAAACATCCAGCGCCGCAGCGCCGGGTCGCGATGTGCGTCCGGGTGCTTCGGATCGATCCAGACCTGCGCGACCTGGATATTCTGTTTCAAGCCGGTCTCGTCTTGGTTGATGGTGATGAAATCCGGCATCACGTCGATGACGTAATGCGCGCGATCGGGCCGCGAGAGGTCGTCGGTGTCGTCGTTGACCAGCCAGCGACAATTCCAGTACGCGCATTCGCGCGGCATCTGCGGCTTGCGGTAGACAGTGCAACCCTTGTGGAATTTCTGGAAGCGGCATGTCGCGCCCGCGACCTTCTCCAGCGGCGGCACCGGCAGCAGCTTGCAACAGAGTTGGCAGTCACCGCATTGACGCTTCATTTAACGACCCTCAGATGCCCGCCGCGCACCTGCCGCACCGCTTCGGCATGCATCGCTTCGGCTTCGTCCCATGTGCAGCAGCGGTCCTGAAACTCATCCAGCTTGCCGCCGAAGATCATGGTCTCGAACAGCACGGGCGGGCCATCGCCGAATAAGCGATGATCCAGTCCGATGAACACGGTGCTGATCCTGACACCGCCGATGATTGTCTCGGCCACTCGCCACGGATCAACCGCGCTGTGCTTGGCCAGCCACCTGCGCCGCATCATCTCATCTGTCCATTTCATCATAGACTCGATGGCGACCGGCTGGTGGTTGACCAGCGTGTAGAAGCGGAAGCCGACCGGCTTCAGCAATTCATCGATGCGCTCGATGATCGGGAACGGCAGGATATTGTCGTCATCGTCACTCATCGCTGCCGGTCCCTCCTCAAGCCGTTCCTCACAAGCTCATTTTTTCTGCTGGTTGCGTTCGGTCTCGCGCTTCTCGTGCCAGCGTTCCGCCTTCACCATCTCGGTCGCGTAGTCGATCTTCTCGACCTGCCTGATGGCGAACCCATACCCAATGCCCGCGAGCGTGGCTTTCATGGTGAGGTGCTGCGGGCGCTTGGTCTTTTTCTTTTCCCAGTTGGCGAGGGTAGTATTGCCGACGCCGGACAGCATCGCGGCTTGGCTCATGGTCAGACCTTCCTTGGCGATGACGCTGCAAATTTCGTCCATGTCCGGGTCGTGATCATGTTCGACAATTTTTCTGTAGAGCCGGATCGTTCCGCTTCGCTTATTGTGTCCGGGTTTGCCGTGTCCGTTGGTCTTCGCTTTCTTAGCCATGTGCCGCTACTCCGCTGCCGTTCATCATCGCGCCGTTATGGGCGGGTGCCGATGGTTCGGCGGCTTTCTTCTTTGCAGCATCACGTTCGGCTTGCTTGCGCAGCTTGTCTTTCTCCAGCCGCTGCTGTGCCGTCATCTTCTTTGGCTTCGCGCCATTCGCCAGCACCATGTACTGGCCGGGGCTGGCGACCTTGATCATCTTTTTCTGGATCATTCCCGACAGGATCGGGCTGATTGATTTTTCGTTGCGGCCTTCCGTAGCAAACACCGCCCGCAGCTCGGCCATCGTGAATTGCTTCCGCCCCTTGATGGCGTTCGCGATCAGGTCTTTGTTCTTCACTTCGAACCGATGCACGCGATTTGCGGGGCGCGTCTTGGCGGATTTTGCTGGCGCGGCCAGCGCCTCGACGCGAACGAACTCATCGCCGTTCTTGCGGATGACGTTGGCATCGGACAGCTTTTTGAGGGCATAGTATGCGGCGGTTGTCTCGCGACCGGCGTCCTTGAAATACGCCATCATGTCCGACGACTTGAACCGGGCATTGTCCTTGACAAACGCGGCGGCGAACTCTGTCGCGCCGACCTCATGCACCTTGCGGCTTTTGAAGTTCATCACATTGGTGATCACCTCGTAGCCGACATTTTCGAAACCCAGCTTTGTCAGCGCCGCCAGTCCCGCGCCCACCAGTTCCAGCGGGGCCTCTGCAATAATTCGAATACGATCTACTGTCTCAGGTTGTTTGGGCTGTTTTGTCATCCGCGTTTCCTCTTGTGATGAGAGTTAATTCTTCAGAGACCTTCAAACCTTCTCGCCAAATCGACCACAGCCGCTCGCAAGTTTTCGTTCTTGATGGTGACGAAGCTGTCGATCAGCTTGATGCCGTCTCGCGTTGCAACGACGCGATCGACATTCGAGAGCTTCATCTTCTTCCCGTTGTGCTGCTGGTCCGGCAACAGATCGGTGATGTCGCATTCGAACACTCCCGCCATCTGCAGCAGTCGCGCGCCGGTTACCCGGTTGACGCCCTTCTCGTATTTTTGGACCTGCTGGAACGAGACCCCGAGCATTTGCCCGAGTTCGTCTTGCGAGATGCCGCGCTGATTGCGGTAGCCACGGATTTTTCCTCCGATGTAGAGGTCGGCGGCGGTGCTAGCTCTGTTCTTCGGCATTTCAATGGTCCTTACCTTTCTGGTGTTTGATTTGACCCACGGCAACCTGCGCGTAGCGGGAACAGTGTTAGCCGCTCTATTAAAACGCTATGGCATGCCGCGCGACCGCGTCAAGCATGACGAGCGTCAACTAGTTTACTCTCCCCGCGCGGAGCGCCGTGGCACAACTCGCATGTTTGAACCACCAGCCCACGACGGACTGCGCCGCAGTGTGTGGGCTGCGCGCTCACCGAACAACTCCTG